CAGGAAAGTTCCCGAAGACAAGATTGACACTCTATGGTTTGTAGAGTCAGCACAAACTCTTGGTCTTCTTCATGAGAAGTATAAAGACAGAGTTCTTGGGACAGACCCAAGAATAATATTACCATTCTTTAAAGAGGATGGGGAACTCGTAGGAGTATCGGGTAGAGCAATTAATGACTCACCATTACGATACCTTACAATGAGGCTCCTAGATGATGTTCCACTCATCTATAACATAGAAAATGTGGACAAGACAAAAACTATCTATGTTACCGAAGGCCCTATAGATAGTTTATTCCTACCCAATAGTATTGCAGTCGGGGGTAGTGACTTTAAGAAAATAGACGATGGTATAAAAGATAATGCAATTATCATTTATGATAATGAACCTCGTAATGAAGAGATACTCAAGAAGCTTAAGGAAGTAATTGAGTTAGGATATAAAGTTTGCATATGGGACGACAGACGTATTGCAAACTGTAAAGATATAAACGATATGATAATGAGTGGATTGAGTCAAAGTGAAATAATAGATATCATTAATGCTTGTACATTTGAAGGTCTTTCGGCAAACTTAAAACTTATGGAGTACAAGAAAATATGAATGCAGAGTTCAAGGTAATCAAGTCTGACGGTTCAAAAATGAACATTGACTTGGAAAAGATTCATAGAATGATGGAGAAAGCTTGTAAAGATATTACAGGTGTATCAGAATCATCCGTCGAGATGAATAGTGGTTTACAATTTTATGATGGTATTACAACAAAAGACATACAACAAATCCTTGTAAAAAGTGCAAGTGATTTAATTTCACTGGACAATCCAAACTATCAGTTTGTAGCTGCAAGATTATTACTATTTGGTGTACAGAAACAGGTCTTTAACACCAAGTGGAAAGACTCAGAAATCTATCCACCATTATTGGATATTATCAATAGAAATATAGATTACGGTGTGTATGATAAAGACATTCTTAATTATTATACTGAAGATGAAATAAATCAGTGTAATAGGTTTATAAGACACCAAAGAGATTTAGACTTTACATATGCTGGTCTACAACAAATTGTGGACAAGTATTTGGTACAAGACAGGTCAAGTAACACATTATATGAAACACCACAGTTCATGTACATGATGATTGCAATGACGTTATTTAAAGATTATAAAGAGAGTAGATTAAGTTATGTCAAAGGATATTATGATGCCATATCACAGTTTAAAATTAACATACCCACACCCATCATGGCAGGGGTCAGAACTCCACTCAGACAATTTGCATCATGCGTCTTGGTTGACTCAGACGACACACTCGATTCAATCTTTTCGAGTGACATGGCAATCGGAAAATACGTTGCACAAAGAGCTGGAATTGGAATTAACGCAGGAAGAATTAGAGGAATTGGGTCAAAGATACGTGGTGGAGAAGTTCAACATACTGGAGTTGTCCCTTTTCTTAAGAAATTTGAAGCAACGGTTAGGAGTTGCACACAGAATGGCGTCCGAGGTGGAAGTGCAACGGTACATTTCCCAATCTGGCATCAAGAAATCGAAGATATCCTCGTACTTAAAAACAATAAAGGAACAGAGGACAACAGAGTAAGAAAGTTAGATTACTCTATACAGATATCAGAACTATTCTATAAGAGATTCTTAAAGAATGAAGATATATCATTATTCTCACCACATGATGTTAAAGGTTTATACGAGGCGTTTGGAACGCCAGAGTTTGATGAACTCTATGAAAAGTATGAACGTGCAACCAGTATTCCTAAACAGAAGATTGGTGCAAGAGAATTATTTACAAGTTTATTAAAAGAAAGAGCAGAGACTGGCCGTATTTACATTATGAATATAGACCATTGCAATACGCATAGTAGTTTTATCGACAAGGTTAACATGAGTAACTTATGTCAAGAGATAACACTACCCACCGACCCTATCAGTCATATTGATGGGGAAGGTGAGATTGCGTTGTGCATCCTATCTGCAGTTAACATAGGTATCTTAAAGAACTTTGATGAACTTAGTACTTTATGTGACCTTGCAGTTAGAGGGTTAGAAGAACTAATAGACTATCAGAAATATCCAGTGATTGCAGCTGAGAAATCAACAAGAGCAAGACGTTCATTAGGAATAGGATACATTGGTCTTGCACATTTCCTTGCAAAGAATAAGGTTAAGTACGATGACCCCGAAGCACATAGATTAGTACATGAACTAACCGAGAGATTCCAGTACGAGTTATTAAAATCATCTAATCAGATTGCATCCGAGAAAGGTGCATGTGAATACTTCCATAAAACTAAGTATGCACAAGGAATATTACCCATCGATACCTATAAAAAGGATGTTGACAGTATCACACCAAATGAGTTACAATGTGACTGGGATAAACTTAGAACATGCATCAAAGTACATGGTCTAAGACACTCAACTCTTACTGCACAGATGCCTTCAGAGTCCTCTAGCGTGGTCTCTAATGCAACGAATGGAGTAGAACCCCCTAGAGATTACCTTTCAGTCAAGAAAAGTAAAAAAGGAACCCTAAAACAGGTAGTTCCACAGTATAGTATACTTAAAAACAATTACACGTTACTATGGGATATGCCTAGTAATGAAGGATATATTAAAGTACTTGCAGTGATGCAAAAGTTCTTTGACCAAGCGATTAGTGGTAACTGGTCTTACAACCCCGAAAATTATGACAAGGGTGAAGTACCAGTATCAGTCATGGCTCAAGACATGTTGAACACATACAAGTATGGATGGAAGACATCATATTACCAAAACACAATGGATGGTAAAGTAGAGGATGTAGTTACAGACCCTAATTCAGCGTCTAATGATTACATACCACCAATGATGCATTCTGCACCAAGTGAAGATGAGGAAGATTGCGATGCCTGTGCCATATGATGAAAAGACTGTAATATATACGTATCCCGACGACGAGAGAATGGATAAGGATGGAGAGAACCATTTAAGAATAAGTGGTAGAACCAATCAACTAACTTGGGACTTAATGAAAGACAGGTTTGTTGTCTTACGTAATTTCATTCCTAAAGATATTATTAACTTATCATTAGATACATGGAAGACTATTGAACACAATGGTGCATGGGATGAAGCAATATTCAAAAGAGAACATGAAATCACTCAAAACTCACCTAAAGATTCTTTAGGAAAATCTAAAGCTAATTACTGCACTCCGATGGCAGTTTCCCTACATAGATGGCTAAAGGAAAAATTAGATAACGTAATTGATATGGGGTTAAGAGAAACATACTCTTACACTCGGAAATATGAAAGAGGTGCATATCTAAGAGCTCACACTGATAGACCATCATGTGAAATAAGTGCAACAATCTGTTTAGATTATAAAACAGATGATAATGCACCATGGAAGATATGGGTACAGAATGATGATAACTATGTCGACATGGGTTGCATGGATGAAGTGTATGATATATCTCAAGGGATATCACATAGAAATAGAAGAGGTATTCCAATAAGTTTAGAGCCTGGTGATGTTTTATTATATCAAGGGCCTAATGTAATACACTGGAGAGATTACTTAGTAGGTGACTACTCGTATCACATCTTCTTACACTTCTTCAATGAAGATAGTAAGTTGTTGAACATAGACAAAATGCATACAGATATGGAAGACCATTTTGCACTATCGTTTGATGGAAGACCACATAGATATGCAGATGAGACATACAATGTTGAAACTGGTGTATATAATGATGCAGAAACAGGTAAAACCAAAAAAAGGTTTAAAGAGTTTGCAAACATATATCATAACGTAGTAGATAAGAAAGCTAACTTTGCAAATAATTATGATGATTTTGAATTAGACACAAGAAAAAAGAGGGCCGTGAAGGAATGACAGTATTTAACAAAAAAAATGTAGATTTTACAAAAGAGTCCATGTTCTTCGGTGAGGAATTAAACACGCAAAGATTTGACACATTCAAGTATCCTATATTTGACAAACTAACACAGACACAACTATCATTCTTTTGGAGACCCGAAGAGGTATCCCTACAGAAAGATAGAGGTGATTACCAAACACTTTCTGACGCACAGAAACACATCTTTACCTCTAACTTGAGGTATCAAACTTTACTCGACTCAGTTCAAGGAAGAGCTCCATCCATAGCATTCTTACCGTTTGTGAGCCTGCCTGAACTTGAGTCTTGTATTATCACATGGGATTTCATGGAGACTATTCATTCACGAAGTTATACTCATATTATAAAGAATGTTTATAGTGACCCTAGTGAGATATTTGACACAATCCTAGACGAACCAGCAATTGTAGCTAGAGCAGAACAGGTAACAGAAAAGTATGATAAGTTTATACAACTAGGAAGACGTAGATTACTAGGTCTTAAAGTTGATGATTACGAGCTTAAGAAAGCATTATACCTTGCATTGGTATCAGTTAACATCTTAGAAGGAGTTCGTTTCTTCGTATCCTTTGCATGTTCTTTTGCATTTGGTGAGTTAAAACAGATGGAAGGAAGTGCAAAAATCATATCTCTTATTGCAAGAGACGAAGCACAACATCTTGCAATCACACAACACATTCTTAAAGCTTATAAGAAACAAGAGAACGACAAAATGATGTTAAAAATCATGAAAGAATGTGAAGAGGAAGTATATGATATGTATCGTGATGCAGTCCAACAAGAAAAGGATTGGGCAGACTTCTTATTTAAGGATGGTTCTATGATTGGACTATCTACTGCATTACTTGGACAATACGTAGAGTACACAGCAAACAAAAGATTACGTGCATTGGGTCTGAATCCATTGTTTGATATCTCTTCAACAAACAACCCTTTACCTTGGACATCACATTGGTTCAACAGTAGAGGATTACAGAATGCACCACAAGAGACGGAAATAGAATCCTATCTAATTGGGGGTATAAAACAGGACGTAGACGACGATACGTTTGAAGGCTTTGAGTTGTAATGCACGATTGTGTTGTCATGTTCAGTGGTGGGGTTGAATCTACTGCTTTATTAAACTGGTGTGTAGAGAAAGGTAAGAAACCTATTGCACTACATTCACTATGGGACAACCCCATCACAACAGCAAATCAACTACATAGTAATATTACACAGATATGTGATATGTTGGATGTAGATTTGATTACTCATGAGCATCCTAAATATGACCATGATGAAAGGTCAGAAGAATACTTTCATTCTGCTAGACATTGGTCAATTGCATGTTTAAGTGCATTGACTCAGTTCCCACATATAGAAGAATACTATTGGGGTGTGAACAGTGGGATGATAAACTATGCAGATGACCATAAACACTATTCTGATTGGCCATGGGTGCCACGTGCATGGGAGTTTCAAATAGTATTTGAATTCTATGCAAGGTTGATGAACAAGAATCACAACTACAGACTTTATCCACCTCTTGGTGGAATGACCAAGATGGAACAGTGGTCATCAATACCAGTGGATATAAGACAATACGTCAATTCATGTGCATTAGGTTACCCAAACCAATGTGGTGAATGTGACAAATGCTTGGAATATAAACATTTAACAAAAATATCGGGATTTTAATATGATAGAAATATTTGGAAAAACACAATGTCCATTCTGTGATAAAGCAAAAGCTTTATGTGAGAAAGAAGGACTAGAATACACTTACAAACAGTTGGACACAGACTTCACAAGAGAAGAACTCTTTGAAGAGTTTCCAACTGCAAGAACCTTTCCACAAATCAGAGTCAGAGAAACAGAAAATACTTGGACTTACATAGGTGGATATGACAAACTTGCAGAGTTCGTAAAACACGGAGACGTTTGGGAAGACTAATGAAACAAGTTCATGTATATCTCAATGTAAAACATAGCCAGACAGCTATAGATTTAAGACTTGAGCATATTGCAAGAACACTTGATAAAGATTTAGTAGAGATTAGAATTTACACGTGTGGGGAAGATTTCTTTAAAAAAGATATTGATAGACCACTACCATTCGGAATGATTGATGGTAAAGCTAAATCAAATGATAACTTTTTCAAGGAAATCGTAGGAGATAAAGTTGAAGATTAGATTACACTGCAACGACTGTAAATCAGAGTGCATAGTAGAACATGAAATGGATTCACACCAGTATGGAATCGAACATTGTCCATTTTGTGGCGCACAAATGGATGAAGATACAATAGAAGAGGTATTTGAATACGACGATTAGGGCCTTGACTACAGGGTAGATTTTTTGATATAATATGACACAACTGAGAAGAAAGGAACATTACCCCTTGATTGACATTCAAATAAATGGTCAAATTGCACAAAAACGTCGAATTCGTACCTTTGTGAAGTCCTGTATTGCCTATCTTTCCCCTAAATTACGTAGGGATATAACCATAGAACTAAATGTTATAACTAGATGTGAGAATAATCACTATGCTTTATGTTGGGGTGACCGTGATGAGGTCATTATAGAGATTGCACGTGGTAGTAATGGACTAGAATTCACTCTAGAAGACCAAATGTTGAATCTTGCACATGAATTAGTTCATGCAAAACAATTCTTAACTGGACAACTCAGTCCAGTTCGTCAAAAATGGAAGAAAAAGGACTACTCTAAGGCACCATATAGCCGTCAACCTTGGGAGCGAGAAGCCTACGCAAAGGAAGAAAAACTGTATAAAATATTTTGGGAATAAGCCCGAAATGCCTTGACAACAGGGCCGAAAGAGTGTTATACTATACGTATGGAAAATAAGAGAGTAAAGATAAAAAGAATCTTCATCGATATGGATGGAGTATTAGCCGATTTCAACACTGGTGTTGAAAAACTAACAGGGAGAGAATTCCCTAACACCGACCAAGGTCATAATGACTATGACTTAAGGA